AGATGGAGAAGAACTCCATCTTTATCTTATTTATCCCAGAATCTTCCTACTCTTCGGGATAATATACTTTATATAATTATCTAAATATTCTAGACGATTCTGATTAAATCGAGCTAACGTTACCAGCTTACGAAGCTTCATGAGTACTTCGAACATTTCCTCGCCATCATTGTCTAATGAAAAACGGATAACATTTTCGAAGAAATATATTTCACCATCACTAAATATGATAAAATCTTTCTCCTTATTACCGCTATCATCATAATGAGATATTTCGATAGTGCTTAAGTTTTCTCGTGGTTTAGTATCGTTTGGACCACCCCGATCTACAACGTCTACGTAGACATCGTATTCTTTAGCGGTATCGATATCTGGTCTTTGACGTCCTTCAATATCCAATATATTTTGTATCCTACAGATGTTTATAGATTCGGAGCAACATGACAGAAACATGGAGATTGTACGAACCATTGCTAAGAATGAATTCTCATCATTATTTATTATAGTTTTCCTAGCTCCTCTACAAACACCTATAATTCTCTCCAATGTTGGGTATATTGTATGTGTAATATGGAAAAAGTATTTATCCATATTATACGCTGTCATTACATACTGAGTGCTAAACCGTATCTCTCCGTTTAGATATATTGAAATATCAGCATCATTACTATTTCGATATATCGTTACAAAAGGAGTTGTATCAAAATCCTTTTTGGCTAACATATCTTTGTCTATGCTGAAATTAAATTCTTTAAAATCTTTTTTCATTTTAAATCCTCCGCATAATGATATCCCGTTACAGTTTCTGTCGAATATTCCATGAGTAGATTTTTAATCTGCTCATATGTATCCGGATCTTTATCCCTATCTATACTGTTGAGATGCTTATTCATTTCAGAAGCATCGAGTAAATATGGCAGAATATAGTCTCCAGCTTCTCGTATACTCCTGGTTGTGTAACTATATTTAAGCTGCTTCTGATAGAAATAGATTTCTCCACCAGGTCCCAATACGAAATCTGTAATTAGATTGTCGTATATATAGTGGCATATCTCCACAAAAGTATTTTGTGGATCTGAGTTTGGCATCTTTGTAAAGTGCCATTCTCTGAACCGATGAGTTGTTGTTGGCTCTGGTCTATCATACATTATTGGAGCCTTTATAGAATCGGGATAAATTTCTTTTGAGCAGATATCTTTTAGCATCGATTCTATAACTATAGCAGCATCCGAAAATGTGTCAAATCTATTAGATCTAATCCATCTAATTTCAGAACACATTTTTATGATATTGATAAACACATTCAAGAACTGTGGATTGGATTGCTTGTAAAATTCAAAGCTGCATTCTTGCCCAAATACGATACGGTAATTTAAGAATATTGTAATATCATCTATTCTCTTACCGTTTTCTTCGTGATATAATACCACAAAAGGAACATCTTTAAATTTCGGCCACTTTGTTAGCATATAACTCGTATTGATATCGTATGATGGAAAAATTCCTTTCATATATTCACCTCTTTCTTTAAGATTCTATTATATTCATGCCGTATTCAAGAACTCTTAAGAACCCGTCGTAGCTTATAGTACATGGTTCTTCTGCAAGAATATGACCGTTGGCGAGAATATAGAATATGGCTCCCTCTACATCTATCTTCGCCAAATGACAGTATCCGTAGATACCTTTATCCGTTTTGATTTGGATAGCTTCTCTTTCGGATACATTGATTGCTGGAATAATAGTGTTAATCGGCTTAAACTCACACTCAATTGTTCCTTCAGAAAACAATTTCATGCTGCGTTCTAACACGTATATCATAGAAGTGAAGTATTTGAGATTTGCATTGTTATCGCCCACACACTTAAGCATTCCTATAGCCATGACATACCAGTTGTATACGTCATTATGGTTATTTGCGAACTCGTGGTGGAATAAAGCTAACTGGTTTTTGATACTCACTGTTCCGTCATAACCGATAACAACATCTTCAACTCTGTTTCCATCTTTGTCAATGTGACCAAGATTAACTAATTTATCAATATCATAATCGATCCGGTTATCAATTTTTACATATCCCACCATTACAATTGCTTCTTTAGACATAAAAATACCTCCTTAAAACACACCTTTATTATCATATATAGTATATCTAAGTAACCAGACATGTTTTTAATTAAAATAACCCGACATCTGAGAAAACAGCAAAAAATAAAGATGGAGAAGAACTCCATCTTTATTTAAATTTAATGACCAACATAATTACCATATTTCAGCAGATGCTGGAAAGTTTCAAAGCTGATAGTGCATGGTTCTAACGATATAATATGACCGTTAGCAAGGATATAGAAGGTATAACCTTCTAATGTTATCTCTGCCAGATGAACATATCCACAGATACTCTTTTCGCATTTGATATTGAAAGCTTCTTCTGCAGATAAATTAACAGCCGGAATCTCTGTCCCGACAGGTTTGAATTCGAATTCAGTCATTCCATCAGAAAATGATTCCATGGTACGTCTCATTGTGTAGAACATTGAATCACGATACTCTCTGTCGATCGTATCGTTCAACAGCACATACCTCATCATACCGATGATAGAAATATACCAGTTGTATACATCACTACGGTTATTTGCAAACTCGTGATGAATTAGGGCTAACTGGTTTTTAATATTTACTAAACCATTGGAACTAATAACGATATCAGAAATTCTGTTTCCTTCGCTATCGATATGACCAAGATCGGCGAAGATAATATTATTGTATTCGTTGATAATGTTATCAATTCTACCATAACCTACTCTTGCAATTGCTTCCTGTGACATAATAATTACCCCTTTCTCCATCCTTATTCGATCAATCACTGTTTTTCGGAAATAAGATCGATTAATTCGTCGAAACAGCATGACCGCTCATCCTTGATATCTATTATCATAGATATATAATTTCTCAGTAATGACGACATTTCCATTATCTTTTCAAACTCATCAAATTGTACCGTATATGTACTATTAACAATAACATTTCCACTCCTTAAGATATAGAAAACACTATTGTTGGTTGTGTACTTGAGCACCGGACATAAAAAAGCTCTCTCTGTCATTGTATCTATCAGATTATTCAATTGATCTAAATCTGCTTTATCGTTTGTAATTGGTATATCCGCATCGTTAATAAATGGATGACTATCGTACGATGCAATCTCATACGGAACAACCTTTTCGAACAGATATTTTATAGAACCCACAAGAGAATTATAAGTAAATTCATCCAAATCCAAAAAACCTTTTGACACTATATATTTCGCTTTATGGATGATAGAAACGATAAACGATGTAAACTCATTACATTCAAAAGGTTCATACGTCTTGAATGTATCGTTTTCGGCTTCCATTGTTACCGAACCAGTTATCCATATTTTTATATCAGACTTATATTCTTTTCCTTCAAGATGTCCGATATCTGTAAATGGTACAGAGGGATCGGCAGCACGGTATTCGTTATAGTTCATAACTTTACATGCTGTTTTAAAAAAATTCCTTTCAATGTTACATTTTGTCTCCATAAAATTACCTCCGTAAAATACATACACTATTATATCACTAATATAATATCTAAATAATATGTATCATGATCTGTAAAAATAAAGATAGAGAACTTCTCTATCTTTATTAGTTAATTTTATTCCTAAATAAGTTTAATCGCTTCGTCTATATAGTAATCGTGATAGTTTAAGTTATAGCGATACGTGGCCGTATGTAGTAAAACTGTATTAGCTAGTGTGATCAGTTTTATAAATTCATCAAAATTTACACTGGCAGGATTATTATCAGACAACATTATACCACCGTATGGTAAAATATAAAATGATTTTTTGCTAATATTAGATTTCATCATTACTACCGGTTCCCACCTGCTATCCTTACTGATTATTTTTTCTAGAGTCTTTTTATCACACTTGTTTTTTGTAATTGGTATCGTTTTATCATCGATGATAGTATCATATTTGTAAGATAATATTATATCCGGTACACTCTGTTTGAGCTGATTATTTAGCATATGGGTAATGGATATGTATGAAAACTTATCGATGTTATTATCGGTAATGTATTTAGTAACATGTATAGCCGAAACGATAGACTTTTCTAATGCCCTCCAATCATCAGATGATGCCCATATATTAAACATACTCAAATTGGAATGTATATTGACATGGCCATCTAACCATATACTTATATCGGGTTTACAATATCCGTCATCTATATGCCCAATAACAATAAACGGTTTCAATAATTTATTATCGCTAATAAATTCTTTATAATCCATAATATCAAAGTACGATTTAAAGAATTTATCGGCATTTTCTATAGGAACCTTCATATATCCTCCAATACATATAAAATTAACATTTCACAGATTCTAATAGTGATAAATATACAATAAATGATATATTCGTATTAGCCCATTCAACACTTTCTTTTTCTAATGTATTTAATTTCTTAAACATTTCTGATAATACTGTTAGAAATTGTATAATATGTGGAACATTATTTCTATCGCGATCCGTATGATTATAAATCACTTTGTGTTGATAAAAACATATTTCTCCTTTTGAGTTTATAACAAAATCAAAAACCGTACTACAATTAGAAGTATGCCCTATCATTAAATGATTATGGAATGGGTCGTTTGTATTATTAATGATAGTACATCTTTTATAACTATAACTCTTTGTGTCACTTTGTCTTGGTCTATCATACATAGTGGTGGTGATAACATTGAGACCGACATCAATATTACCAATGCATATCTTTTTAGCAATTGCTTCTATATACATAATAAACCGTCTAAACCCTCTTGTACCATGCAATCTACAGTTCCTTGCAAGGTTACATGTAGTAAGCAATATATCAAAATTTGTAACAAAATCTTGATTTGATTGTCTATACATCTCAAATGTGTTATCGTTTTCAAATTCTATCATTCCACTTAAATACACCTTTATATCTTCTATGATATTACCATTCTCGCTATGATAAAATGTAACAATTGGAACTTTTTCAAAGTTTGGAGCATCTGTAAAGAAGTATTTAGCATTTACAATATACCTCTTTTCAATACAATTACCAACCTTAGCCATTGTGTTATTTTCTTCCATTATAAATACCTCCTATAAAAATAAATTTAATAGTACCTTATCATTAATATAATATCTAAACAATATATTATGAAATGCAAAAAATAAAGATGTGGAAGTTTCCACATCTTTATTTTCAAGATTATTCACTGAAGAGCTTTTCGAACTCTTCAATATCAAATATCCTCTCATTAATGCTTTTATTGAGAGGATATCTGATATTGCCATCGTGCATAATATCGTAAACAGTTTTGGAGATATGAATAAGTCTTTTCATATCCTCGAAAGTGATTGTGGACTCCTTATATGGAGACACATATCCGTTCATAGATATGAAGAACGTAGCTCCTCCAATTTCTATCTCCATCATCGGAGCGAAGTATATTCCAGATTTGCAGATATCCCCGAGTCGTTCAACATCAACTCCGTCTTTAGATATAGGACACTGACCAAGTCCAGCATCTACAATATCTTCATATACACACTCAGGAAGTGCTCTGTGCCACGTGTCGTAAAACACCTGTTGCAGAGATTCAAATGTTTCCTTATCTGGAGAGCTGTTATATATTGATGATATAACAGTCATCACAGAAAATGGGAATCTGTACTTATCCGGATAAGTGGATACTATACTACCGAAACCGTAAGTAGTTCCGAAAGATACAGTTCCATTAGCCCAGAATGATACATCTGGAATAAACTCCCCATAGTAATCGTGACCGATAGTTACAATTGGCTCGATCATGTTATCATCTACAAATGTTTCATAACTCATAAACTTCATAAATGTTTGCCGTGCTTCCATATTACCCCTCTTCTTTCTTCGGATTAAATCCGAAACACCTTTTACATTGTATTCACTATTATAATATATTCTCAATACACAACTTTTTAAAACTTTAGATTAATACAAATAGAAGGAGATACCAATAATGGGATCTAATGATAATAAGAAACAGATAATAACCTTTACAGATAAAGATAGATTTAAACCTATACTTTATGGAGATCTATATATACCATCTTGGGTTAACGGTTTCTCTATTGGTGTAGAGTTTATATATAATTGGTTTTTATCAAAATTTCCAAAGAACTTTTTTAAAACCATACACGTTGCAAACAAATCCCCATATGACGATTTTAGAAGATTTAATGTTGGAGAATTAACCAAGAGAGAAAAGCCAGCATGTCTGATAACTTCCAATCTTCAGTATGATTTCAATGATAATATGAATGATCTAAACTACTATGGTGTAGATACTTATATAAGGAAGAGTGATTGGCAAAGATCGTTCTTTAAAGATGCGAGACATGGGCTTTATATATCTTACGATATGGAGACAATGCTCTTAAACTTTAATATCAGGGTAAGGGTACAGACAAGATCAGAACAGCTCGATTTATATAACAGAATAAGAAAAGTATTCAGAATCGGTTGTACAGAAACTATAGATCTTGATATGGATATTCATATCCCATATGAATTAATATTCCAATTGGCTTGTTTAGTAGGAGCTCCTGTAGATGTAAATGAGGAAGCTATTATAGATCCATATAACTTCGTAGCTTATCTTAATAGGCATTCGCAGATGCCCATCTTATATAAGATGAGATACATCAATGGAAAACATGAGTTCTTTGTAAGAATGAGAAACCTTCCAACACATCTTAATTTGACAAATCCTTTAGATGCTGATGATGGTGAAAACGATGGACAAATGATGAATAACTTCAACATCGATATGCAGATTGTTATGAGATTACCGATTCCATCATTGTTCTTATTATACAACGAAGGTAAACAAGTCAATAGTGTCCATACAGAAAACTCTGAGGGACTTACTGTTTATTCTATGAAAGTATTCGATATTCCTGATGTAAACTATAAGGGTTGGGATATGTTTGCTCATTCTAATTATGCAGCAGATGAGAATGAGACATATGTAGAGTCTATTAATATACGAGAATTATTTAAAGCACCAGTGAACTCTAAAGTTGGAACAGACTTAGACTCTATTATAGATATCTCTATAAAAGAAGGATTCTCTCCCGATAACTTTATTGATATTGCTTTATATACTTCCGATACCAACTCAGAGTATGGTAGAACTAAGATTGATATAGATTGGCAGAATAGAGTTATAAAGATTGCAGAAGATATAAAGAACTTATACTTCTATATCGCTATCTATATCGATAGAGGTTATGTAAATAACAAAGTTATCGATATTGATAAAGCCAATGATAGTAGATTGAAAACTTCCAGAAAGAGATGGATTGACCCGGATGCAGATGTTGCTCCATATGATACAACTCCTGTCATAGAGAAATCTAAATATGAGAAAACTGAACCTATTATAACATATCCTCAGTATAGGAAAAAGAAACCG